TAAGTCCACCAGCGATCGGATAATCCTGTCTAAACGACGATTGCTGCTGTCTCAGTCTGTTTCTGATATTTTCGTACTCAGCACCAGAAATAGCACCAGACCGCAATGCAGCCTCTAGTTCATCAGCAAACCCAAAAGTAAGACCTTGGGCAGCAGAACGAGCGAACTCAGCAGACCCGATATATGGGGTCTTTGTATCCATGACTGAAGGCTGGTTAGGAGCCTCAGCTATAGCGTCTTGTTCCCAAGGTGTCATTGCCGTTTTCCTTTAACACGACGTATGCCATTGACATCGATATAGGTAACTCCATCTGGAACCTTGGCATAATCTGCTGGAGTAATAACAATAGGCTCAAACTTTGGAATATCTATCTTAGCTTCAGGTTCGCCAGCACCAGCATTTTTGCGACGATCAACGATCCGCTTGCTGTAGTCATTCACGCGACGAGCGTTAATATCTCGCAGGGTAAGAATAGCCTTGGCTGCATCTTCTTTAGATTCTGCGCTGTTTAACTCTTTAGCAGCCCGGACAGCATCACCCTCAGTCTGCGTACCCTTGTTCAACCGCAGAGATTCGTTAGTATAGGTGAGCTTCCAACGATCAAAGTCGTTACGGGCAACAACATCAGGGTCACCAGAACCAACCGCACTTAGAGCAGCTATTCGAGCTTTTTCTTTCAAACCGAACTTAATCGTACCGCCAAGGATGCTATTGACGTACTTATTAGCGTCTGTAGCTAAGTTAATAGCAGCCGTAGCAGCGTCGTAATCTTCTTCCTCGGACTTTTGTAGGATAGATGGTAGCGGCTTACCTTTAGGAACAAAATCAACTGGTTTACCTGTCTGAGCATCAACTACAGGCAATCCGGGTTGCTTAGGCAAGAATACCAACCTACCATTAGCATCGACGGTAGGCTCACCGGCATACATCGACTTTTGCTCACCTGCTGGCTTACGAGCAATAATCTTCCATGAGCCTGTTGTTGCGTCAAACTGACGAGTAGTACCGTCTTGGAAATCTTTGATCTCAGGAGCTTGTTTAGTCGGAGTGCCGTAAATCGGCTCACCAGTCTGAGTATCGACCAAGACACCATTAACAACGGCTGTTTTACGCTCTTTTGGTTCCTGTGGAGCCTCAAAGATTGGTTGCCCTGTATCCAGATCAATAATCCGGTTACCAACAACAGCAGTATTTTTCTTGCGAGACTGCGGAGAGGCGTAAATAACCTCACCTTGCGGAGAAACAAGCGTCTGACCTTCACCTAATGCAACTGGCTTCCTTATAGCCTGTTCTCTTTCGGCAACGATACGGAAAGCACCAGCCGGATTAGTGTCAAACTCATCAGCCAGATCAGGATATTTCAATTTCATCGCCTGAATACCAGCAAGTTGACGCTGCTGCAAAGCGAGTTGCTGTTGCTGTACTAGGTTCTGTAAGCCTGATTGATACGTCTGACCTGCACCACTATAACCAGCAACTAGCGCATTTGTAATGTTTTGGAAGGCAGATCGAGGATTGCCACCAGCACCCATACCCTGAGCCAAAGCAGCAACAGAACCTAGCAAACCAGCTAGATTTGCTCTCTTTTGCAATGATGCAGTTTGATCCGCACCTAGCAGACCCTCATACCCTGATGGCGCACCACCAAATATATTAGGAATGTAATCTTCTAGTGCCATATGTCACCTATATCAGACTAATTTGTGGTACTGATGATGAATAAGGCATTGCTTGTTCTTCTGCTGGTCTGCCTCTTAGCAATCCGGGGTTCTGAACCTGCTTCTGTCTAAATTCTTCTTGAGCAGCGTTAGAAGCCATATTCGTTACAAAAGGATTCTCACGGCTGAACTGCATAGCCGACTTAGGAAGTTGCTGCAATGTATCCATAAAGCCGATGCTAGTAGCAGCAGGAGTCAAACCGTATCCTGTCATTGCAGGAGCAGCCAAGTTAGAAACACCCGGAGCTAGTCCAGCACCTGCAGGTAATCCAGCACTACTAGCCAATGAACCCAAGCCCGTAGATGCACCCAACTTCAGACCAGTAGCACCAGCAGAACCTAGTTTCAGACCTGTAGCAGCAGGAGCCAAACCAGCACCAGCGTTAGCAGCAGCCGCAGCACCACCACTAGCAGCACCGAACACACCGCCACCAACACCACCAAGCAATGCACCTAGTAGCGGATTGCCACCCCTAGCAGCAGAAATTCCACCGCCTAAAGCAGCACCTAAAATCATTGGCGCACCCATTATTTACCTCCCGATGTCGCTGTCTTAGTCTCCAATGGCGCACCATAGAAGATGTTAGTTGTACGACGCAGACGGTCTAACGGAATATCCTGCGCTCTCAATCTGCCCTCGATAGCCTGCTGATCGTAAGCCTCACGACCCTGACCGACCTGCAATAGACGCTGAATATCTGCGTAATCTTGAGAAGCTAGAGTCGGGGCAAACTGAGCAGCCGCCATCTGGTTAGCTAGATTCTGCTGATAGACACCTTGTGCGCCAGCCAATGCAGCCATGCGGTTAGCAAATTCCTGCTGACCTGAAGATGTCAATTGCTGTGCGCCAGATAGACGGTTAGCAACATCCTGCTGAGATAGACCACCCAAACGAGCTAGGGCTTGTTCCTGCAATCCTCGCTCTTGAGCATAATTCTGTGCGTATGCTTGTTGGTTAGCCTCAGCAATAGCCCTAGCAGCCGCATCTACAGCCTTGCCAGTCATTTGTTGTTCAGCACCCGAACCCATACGACCAGCAGCCGCAGTCTGGCTTGATAAGCCTCTTAGACCCTCTTGCAGAGCCTCTGCCGATAGACGGTTAGACTGAGCTAATGCACCTTCAAGATAGGGATTGCCACCTAGATAAGCACCGCTAGCAGTACCTCGGACACCACCTAGAGCCTCGTTCTGGAACTGACCGCCTCGGAGTTGTTCGTAAAACGCTCTTGATGGGTCAGTGTAGGCATTGCCGTACATCTGCTGATAGCCAGCCTCGTAAGGGCTGTAATTCCCCATCATATTCATAATGGTGGACTGAGCCTGACGATTTAATGGAGAGCCAGCTAAGGCACGTTGCTCTGCCATCATCATCGCTTGCTGTGTTGCAGCAGAAGGGCTAACCGCTAGCGTTTCAGGTACAGCTCCCATCCCTTCATAAAGTCGCTTGGCTTCTTCCAAGCCAAACTTCATAAACGGCTTAAATTCCGGGTCGATTTCCGTCTTTTGTTCGCTTCCACCGCCACCCATATTACACCTCGCTAATCCATTCTCTAGGACGGAATCCGTAAGCCTTAGCTCTACGAGTCCACCCCGGACGATGACTAGAGAAACTCAGGTATTTCATCCCGTTTTCCCTTGCCATATCTTTGGTAAATTGTAAACCTTTTTCAACCAGTTGATAATCATTTTCTAACGACCAAGCAGCCCAAACATGGAGTTTCTGCTCGATTGGCTGTAGTACAAAAAAGCCAACAAAATGATTATCCTTGAGTGCTACAAATAGGAAAGACTTTCTATTCCAGCAATCTGCGTACACATCCTCAACAATCCAGTTCTCAGGACTGCGCTTCTTTATTTCCTCTAACCCGGGCTTGACGCTCATCCACCACTGTCTGAGTTGGTCAGGCTCGATATATTTGAAATCACTCATCCGACGATAATGTACCCGTAAGTTTTGTTTGCCGTACTGTTTGCCCAATGCGTCACAGTTGCCGACCCTTGTTGTCTATCTGAAACGTAAAGATTCGTTGTTGCCGATGGTGCAAGGTAGGACATTGTAATAATAGTCGATGGTGTTGCTGGTCTAGTTGGGCTGGTGTCAGTTGGGTACTGCTCCAAAGAAACACCAGTATTACTCACCCGCCACATTACCTGAACATAGTCATTAGCGTTCATTTCTAAAACGTAATTCATTGCGGCAATCAAGTGGCTAGGATCACCCGTACTCTTTCTCGCTGGCAAATAAAACTTACTATTAGAACCAGCTACGTCGGTTCCATTCTTACGGAACCAAATATCTACGTCCTGACCATCGTTAGACGTATTCTTAAATTGAAAAGAAAACTGGATGTTGTAAATTCCATAATTCCTGACGTTTAGCCTAGAACTATCAGAAATGTAAACTCCATTAGAATAATCTGTTGTGTTAAAGGTAACTGCATAGGCTGTGGTCGTGTTCGCAGCCGTTTGGTCTGTGGAGTCCTGAAACGCCCCATAGGGAGCCGAATCAGCCTCAGCAGCATCAGATACAGGGATAAAGAAAATAAGGCTGTCGTAGCCTATACGCTCATCGTTAAGGGTCGTTGTGGTGGCATTGCCTGTCGCTAGGGTTAGCAGACCTGTATTGTTGGTCTTGCCGTCCATGATCCCACGAACCACCTCAGCAACGGCTCGTTCATCACCGCCAAATGGAGGAAGCGAACGAAACTGCGTCATCTTGCACCCTGCCTTACAACGTCAACCTCGACACCAACAGCAGTCTTCCAATCATCTCCTGTAGGGATAGTCTCAACCCGGATATACCTGCCAGCACGACGAATAGAACACCGACCCTCGGAGTCAGCCGGAACAAGATCAGTAAACGTAATATCGTCAGACAGCAGATTCCTAGCTGCAACCGCTACGCTACCGCTACCCATATCGACAATCGGTCTTGCCAATGTCATAACTGACCTGCCAATGTCAATCTCACCTGTAATAATCGATGCAGTCTTGCTTGCGCCTGAGAAAGTGATAATCCGACCGCCTTGAACGCCTGAGAAAATCGAGTTACCACCAGCCCACTGTCTATCGTCCAAAGACACCGTTAGGGCATCAATCGAGATGCTGTAGTTGTCCAATGCCTCAAGTGTTACGGATGGCGTAATAGTCACCGCAATCGAGCTTGCCGTAGTAAACGCATACGACCAACGCTGTAAAGGTACGCTATAGAACAGCAGCATATTCCCACCAGCCTGTGATGGGAAGCACCAGATAATTAGCTCTCGGATCGGGTCAACTGTCGCTGACATTTGGTCAATGTCATTACTAGCCGCATTGTTAAAAAACCACTTATTTATCTTCTGTGAGCTAATCGACTCCACAGACTGACCATTACATACATAAAAACCATCGTTAGCTAGGAAATAAGTGAGATTCTTGTACTGAACCACGCTACCAGCCGATAAACAGCCCTGAGAGCGTGAAATAGCGTCAAATTGGAAGAATAACGGACTGCCGATGTAGCTCATCCGGTAAATTGCCTTTTCCAGCAGCACAATACCGAATTCACCACCAGTCAAACCGAGAATATCGCCACCGTCAGCGATAACCTGCGTATCAGCCTGTGACGTAGATGCAGGAGTCCAGTCTGTCGGGTCGTTAATATCGCACCAATACAGCGTATTCTCGTATCCTGCCGCATTACCAGCCACCACAAAGTCACGAACCACCGTCACATACTTAGCCGTTGGCGCATCTGCTGACAAGTTTGCGAATGAACTGCTGGAATTGAGCGTAAACGACTGTAGCTTTTCCTTGCCATTAGCCAAAATCATCCGGGAACCGAACTGCGTCACATCCCAAGACTCAGTTGCTGTGTAACCTGTGGTATTGATAGCGTCTAGGGCAATCGTCGTACCGTTGTACTTAAATATTTTCTGAGAACTAGCCGCAAACAGCGTAGAGACACCGGCAAACTTACCTGCAAATGTCGTTAGGAGCGTGTCTGTTGCCGCTGAACTGAAGTTAGCCTCTGTATGCAAAGGCTCGTAGCCGTTAGCCACAGGGATACAGTTCTCAGCCTGAGTCAATGCGCCAGTAACCCCCGGCTGATCTGGCAACCACTCTCCGAAAGTGATCTTAGTCTTTTCCATTATTGCCCCAACCAACCGTTTGAACCTGCCGATGCGTTATTCCAGTTCGGAATAGCAGCATTTTGGTTTGTCCAGTTTGATGATGTACCTGTGATTTTAGTCCACGAATCACCCTGCTCACTAGCATTTTGCCAAGTTGAACTCTGACCAGCCGAATCAGTCCATTCAGAGCCGACAATAAAGCCTGAAGCAGACGCAGAACCGATGACCGTTATTGATGCAGACTGCCGATAAATTGCTGATCCAGCAGCCGTAACCTCAGCCTCACAAATAACTGACGCATGACCATCATAAGAAACGCCACCAATCGCTGTAACCGTTGCAACACCGTCAATGCTTGCTGAACTTTGCCTGATTCTTATTGAATCCGAACTAACAGTTGCAGAAGCACTAATCTGAGCAGCACCAGTACGCAAACGCAAAGCAAAGCAATTAACAGCAGCAGCACCTAAGATGCTTCCATTGCCTTGATAAACCGCATTTGCTAAACAATTAACTGTAGCATTTGCCGATATAGCAGCAGCAGCCGATGCAACCTTGCCGCCAATCGCTGTAACCGTAGCTTGAGCAGATATATTCCCTGCCGCACTTCTGATACGCTGGTAATCACAACTAACCGCAGCACTTCCGGTAATCGCACCACTAGCCAGAATGACTAGCGCACCGTCAGCCGTAACCGTTGCAGTTCCAGTAACAGATGCCGAAAAACTCCTGATCCTTAGACCAGCACAGGTAACCGTCGCTAAACCGTTTACAGACGCATCACCGTATAAAACACAGACGTTAGGATCAGTCCAAACGCTGCTATCAAGCGAAAACGCCAAAGCATCGATAGACGTACTGAATAAGTCTAGCTGCTCCAGCGTAAAGGCTCCACATACGGATGCTGGCATGGCTTAGGTCAGAGTTACAGACAATGAACCGATAGCAATCTTAAAAATATCACCAGTATCAATCGCCTTACTAACATCCAAGGCTGTGTGATACAGCAGATTTCCTGTAGTCAACGCATCCAGAATACCGATATGCGTCACAGTACCCCATGAGCCAGTAGCCTGATCGAATTCAACTGCTGCACTATTCGTAGTAACGCCATTGCTAGGCGCACCAAATGTCACAGACTTTCTGGCATAAGAACCGCCCGATACCTCTGTGCCTGTACCTGCGTCAGTCGGATCAGTCGTAAACAGACCAACATAAACCGTTGTAGGGCTTGTATAGCTCGTATTCCGCAGAGTTGCGTTAATCAGAGCGTTTTCCAAATAATTCGACATCTCTGCCATGATTTACCTCACGAATAAGACATTGCCATTGGTTGACCGCTGTACTCACCTGCTTGATCTGCGGTAGAAATTGAATTAACTGCCCTGTCGTACAGACTAGCCCAAATCTGGATTCGGTTATCGTTCATCAGATACGGCTCTGCCTCAGCCAAAGCACCATAAAGCAGTGCGTCAGGACAGTTCGCTAGAAATACATTGCTTGAATTTGTATCACTCAGCAACGTAGGCTTGGAGTAATACAGCATCTGAACCGTATAGTTTGTGTCTGGAATACGGGCAAACTGAATCTCAGTCGCTAAGACCGTATAGAACAGCGGCTTACCACTTTCCGTAGTCGGAGCAGTTGAATAGAAGTCGTAAGGGCTTTTATAAGAAATGCTCGTCACCGGATTGGTATCCAAGTGAATGTCACGCATTTCCAAAAAGTC